GAAGGACATAAAATTCGAACTGTGCGGCGGTCGCCTTTTTCACTTGTTCCTGGATGAACGGGGGGAGCGCTTCAAAATCCCGGATTTTGTAGTTCGTTATCTGATCCACCAAATCACTGGCCCGTTCAATGTAACGCTCCAATTCTTCCCCGGCATCCGCCCCTTTGAACACATCCCGGTAATAGATGGCATCAATATAGGCCATCATCTGCACCCCCTTAAAAGAGGGGCACCCTCATTTAGAGGGTGCATTATTTTTATCTACTTTCTTCTTTTTGGGCTTTACTTCCTCAAACCCCCGGGCCAAAAGTTCCCGCTCTTTCGCGGGGGTTTCAGCCCTAAGAATCACGTTTCCTTTTTGGAATTTCTTCATTTACCTTCACCCTTCCTTATCCTGCTGAGGCGGGTTTAGCGGAAAGAACGATTCCATCCGCTTTGTTTTTCATCACGAACAGGTCATGGTACATGCGGTTCTGATACAGGTATCCGTCGCCTTGGGTATGCTCTCCAGGTGCAAACATGTAGATCGAATTAATTTTCGTCACGGCCACGACCGCACCGCGGTACACGATCACCCAGTTGATGTCTTGGCCTGCGGGGACAAACCCTTGGGTGAAATCATGGGCCGTGTTGAAACGCTCCACGTCCCACACTTCCACCAACCTAACACCATCTAGGGAAGTCACCCGGGTTTCAATTGCCGTGCCTTGGTTTTGCACCTGAATCATTCGGGTGAATCCGTCAGCCCGCTCCAGGGCGTCCATGGCTTCACTGGACAAGTAAGCAATCAAGTTGCTGGGGCCGTATTTCCGCACCTTCAGAATGTCGGCCTTCAGCCGGTTGTATACCGTCGTAGGATCAACTGTCTCCTCAGTGCTATTTCCTTGTGCAATAGCATGTTGGGCCATTTTCCCAAACCGATAAGCATCGACCTCCGGCCCGGCATGCTCTTGCAAAAACACCCGGGTAATGTTCGCAACGGATGCGGCCAGGTTGGACTCGTCTACATCCATTTGATCGACAAAGAATTCAACATCTCGATCAAACTGGAGGGTATAGGGTTCATGTTCAACCGTCACGTCTCCGCGATTCCAACCGCCTTGTCGGGAATGGTCCTGGTATCCCGTCACAGAAAGAGTGGGAACATGGAAAGTTTTCGCTCCCATCCAAACCACATTGGGGGTTTCCAATTCATTGGTCAACATGCTTTGCTTCAAGACTTGATCAAGCTCACTCCGGTATTGCTCCGCGTAGTTAATCGCATTCGCCATTTAAATCATCCTCCTTACTTGTTCAAACCCAGCGCCGCCACGAAGGGATCAACTCCGGCGGGTTTTTTGTGTTCACCAGTCGTGAAAGTCGGTTTTTGTTCCTCCTTCGCGGAGGCTTTAAAATGCGGATACTTTTCCAAAACTTTCTGGATAGCCCCTTTCATATCCAGATCATCCGACATCATGTTTTTGGCCAAAATCACCACATCCGCCACACTGTCGGGATTTACTCCAGCTTCCAATGCGGCCAGTTGTGCCTTTAAAGTTTCGTTTTCATTGGCCAATGTTTGGTTGGACTCCTCCAATTTCTTTAGTCGTTCGGCCTGTTTTTCGGCTTCCGTCTTTTGGGCGTCCTGCCATTCCCGGAACTTTTGTAGCCCTTCCTTTGCCGATTGGAAGTCTTCAATACCCAGTTGTTTCAGCATCTTTTCTTGGGCCTTTTTGACTTCCCGGGCCACAATGTTGTTGACATCCTCTTGGGAAAAAGTTTTCCCTCCCGCATCTGGGGCCGCCTGTTGGCCTTGATCCGTCGATTGCGCCCCTTGATCCGTTGCGGGTACTGCTCCAGGGTTTTGATCGGCGGCCTGGTCCGCCATCGGTTGCTTGTTTTCTTCAGCCATGAATGATACCTCCCATTAAATGGGTATTTCTCCCGTTTTATTTAACGTCCACCCCGGGTAAACGGACAGGAAATCAATAAATTTGCTCCCGGTCATACCTCCGGGTTAGGCCATTCTCTTTGACAAACTCGCGGAGCCGTGCTTGTCTGGCCTTGACCAATTCGGCGGCCCGCTTGGCTCCTTCTTCATCTCCCAACTGATCGAACAAGCGTTTTTCCAATTTTGCGGCCCTCACCTCCCGTTCGTATCTCCGTTGAATTTGTTCCAATTTATATTGTCTGGCGTTTTCCTCTGCCGGATAGGGCTTATAAGTCCGGCGGGAAAGACCAGGGAAATACGGATATTGAACGTGTCGGCAATTGATCCCGAAAAGCCCAGCGGGTTCCCCATAGCTGGTATCTGTATACAAATTGGGATAACGGCCACCCCGTCCTGTCCGGGTATAAATCCGCCCCTGGTACGGCGCACAAAGTGGCCGTGCCCCCATATGGGAACTCACTTCAACCAAATCGACGCCCCATTCATTGAAGCGCGTTTCCTGCATTTCGTTGGCGATACGGTTGGACATGGTTCTAACAATCATGCCAACATATCCTTCCAACGTCCACCGTCGCCCCCTCCTGTCAATTAGCGCCGTCAACCCTTTCCTAGCCAACTGTTTGGCCATGTCTCTCATGGCCTGCTGTGGAGACTTCAGCCCGGCCAACATGTCCGCCGTCACCCGGTTTACGATGTCCCTATATGTTTGACCCACCTGATCAATCAAAGTGGAATTCACCAGGTTAAGGCGGCTTTTGGCCTGGCGCTGGTAAGAGTCCAGGATGTTGATGATGGTGGGGTCACGCTCCGGCGGTAAAGGGGGCGTCACCTCTATTCCTTTTTTGTGAGCGTACTTCAGAAAATCCTCATTGTCTTTGATGGATTCAAACCCGGCCCTGCGAATGGCCGCAATCAATTCCTTTTCAGCAATCCCCGTGCTTCGGGAAATGATTGTGACGGCTTCCCGGGTCAAACCGTTTAATTGGTTCAACTTGCGGAAATGCCATTCCATGAAGGCCCCATCTTCAAGAAGGGTTTTATCGGCGGCCAACCGCTTGATGATGGCCACCAATAAATCGGCTTGCATGTCCGAATAAATCCTCAACAAAGGTTCACTCAACCGCTCCAGCAATTCCTTCATCAGCTTTCACCACTGAACAGATTATCGACGCTGGGAAGCGGACTTTCTTCCGCAATTCTCCTTAATTCTTCTTCGGCTTGTTCCTCCGTCAAGTCCAAAATCCGCATCAGGGCCGTTCTTGCGCTGATTAATCCGGCATTTTTTAGCTTCAGGTAATAATCAGCATTCGCGTCACGGTCCTGAGCAATTGAATCGTCAAAATCAATGGTGATGTCATATTCCTGGGGAGCATTAAAAACCCCGTATAGCTCCCCCACTTGCACCAGGCATTCGATAAACTCTTTCAAGGCTTCTTCAATCAAAAGTTCATGGCTGTTTTTTGTCCGGTAAGTTTTGCTGTTTTCGGAAACAACCTCTGTGGCCGTCTTCACCCCCTGGCCATCGAACGTAAACGTCCCAGGGGAAAAACCGATTTGCATGGCCAGGATATCCAAAAGCGCCTGGATGGCCGAAACATGTTCGTCCACCCGGAGTTCCACACTCATGTCCTGGATTTTCTGGTTTTCCGGATCAGCGAAATTGAATGCCTGATAGACTTCATCTTCCGCGTCAAAATAGCGTTTGACTTCCCCTGTCCTTGGTTCTGCTACGGTTTGAATTGCGGTAGCAGGAACCAGGATTCGTTTCTTGCCCAAACTAAATTCCCGGATAAAAGAATCAAAAGCGATATCCAGCGCTTTCAAGGTGTCCAGGGCGTTGGCGAAAATAGAAATCCCCAATGGGGATTGGGGATCGAAGTTGTTGGCGATATTCGGTTTGACATAGACAAAAAGGGGCCGAGTCAAATTTTTGATTTTGATTTGCGCTTCCAGCCCGGGATAAAGTTCTTTCATTTTGGCCGGTCTGGCCTTTACCCCCAATTCCGACGGCTTATCAGACTCAAACAGTTCATTGGTGATAAGATAAATTCTTTCTCCATCTTGATTAGTCGTCCATCGGTGACTTTCAATCAGGGTGTAATATTTGTTCCCTTGCCTGGTTTGACTGATGAAGGCCCCCTCTATAATTTTCCCGCCTTGATGGCTGATCGGAAGGAAACAATCGGCGGTTGTAAAACCGATTTTCAATTCATAATTTGTGGTATCACCCGGCAAGGGCTGGGCA